AGATTAAATTGGATAGCAAAATAGATGATTTACCGAAGATAGAATTAAAAGCCCCTGAAATGAGTAAAGATTCATTCATTACAAGTCTAATGCTCGTTGGAGATAAATTCATAGAAAGCGAGAACGATAAAAAATCAATAAAACGCATATTAAAAAAGATACAGACGACATAGTAATCTATGACTTATATATCAGGGTGATTGAAGAATTAATCGGAAAGAAGCCCAGCGAAGAAGATGCTATTAAGTTTGTGGAGTCGTTGAAAAAGGCAAAAAAGAAATGAGTGAACTTGACAAGGATAAAGAAACATTGCCGAGTGAGCCAATTAATAACGGGATTAAGAGGGATGAAGAGGGTAAAATAATTAAAGGGTCAGCTCCATTAAATCCCACGGGTAGACCATTGGGTTCTATCTCGGTTATCACAATGTTAAGGCAGATGTTCGCTGATAACCCGGAAGATTTTAAGAAATTCGTCAAAAGTTATAAGACTAACAAGGATAATCAGCGACATATAGTTGAAATGTTGGATGGCAAGCCTAAACAGACTATTGCTGGTGATAAAGAGAATCCCTTAAGAATCATAACGATAGATAAAGACTTAGCTGAAATAAATGCTATTGTTACATCTAAAACAAAAGGAGGTGGCGAAGAGCCGAGCGAGGTTTAAGGTAATCAGAGCAGGCAGAAGGTCTGGGAAAACTACGGTAGCCAGTGAGATTATCAAAGCAAAAGCTCTTTCAAAACCGAGTAGAATAGCCTATTTAGCTACAACCTACCAACAATCTCGTGATATAGCTTGGGAGATGCTTAAGAGGGAGCTTCGCCCGATTATTCTAAACGTGAACGAAAGTAGGTTGGAGCTTTTGGTTCAAACTCAAAAAGGGGAAGAGAGCTTGATTATTCTAAGAGGGTGGGAATCGGTTGAAACTCTAAGAGGGCAGGCGTTTGACTTATTAGTGATTGATGAAGTGGCGATGATGAGGAACTTTTGGAGCAGTTGGCAGGAAGTTTTAAGACCTACGCTCACAGATAGAAAGGGAGAAGCGATATTCATTTCCACGCCAAAGGGATTTAATCATTTTTACGATTTATCAAATTTAGAGTTAAAGGATAAAGACTTTAAGAGTTTTCACTTTACAAGCTACGACAATCCTTACTTATCCAAAGAAGAGTTGGACACTGCCAAAGCCACCCTGCCGCGAGACCGATTCGAGCAGGAATATATGGCGAGCTTTCAGAAAACCGAAGGGTTGGTTTATAAGGAATTTTCAAGAGAGAAACATCTTTATTCGGAACTTCCAGAAGGAACTTACCAGAAAATCGGAGGAGTGGATTTCGGCTATACGAACCCCGCGGCTGTTTTAGACATACGGGTAATTAAGGACAAGATTTACGTGGAAGACGAATGGTATAAGACTGGTAGAACGGAGATACAGATTGCGGATTATATTCAAGCTTCCAAATTTGAAGAAGTCTATCCCGACCCGGAAAACCCCTCGGCTATTGAGGAGTTAAAAAGAAAAAACATCAATGTCCGGGAAGTGGTTAAGGGGAAAGACAGCATAGTTTCGGGTATCCAAAGGGTTAGGGAATATTTGGTTATGGGTAAATTGAAGATAAACTCGCGTTGCAAGAATCTAATTTCCGAGTTTGAAATGTATTCTTACGATGAGAATGAAACAGATAAAAACCAGAAAGAAAAGCCCTTGAAAGCCAACGACCATGCTTTAGACGCCTTACGTTACGTCCTGATTATGCTTCAGCCAAGCGATAACGAAGCTGAAAGAATAAGAATTGAGACCAACCGTTACCAAAGGCAAACTAATGACTTTGGGGTTTGATTTTTAATTTATAATGTGGTATAAGTAAGACAATGAATAAGCCAATGAGTGAGTCAGGCAGACAATTCGCTGAAATCTGGGATGAACTCCATGACCCTCTAAAAAGGGAAGAAAAGAGAATTAAGGAAAATAGGGAACGATACGCTAAAGAGCAAAAAGAAGATACGGGACTTTAATGAATGTAATCCAGCGAGTTAAAGACGAGGTTAAATCCTACCAAGATGGGAATGTAGAAATCTTTGAAGGGGTAACTTTTTCGGCATCTAAGTTGCTTAGACGCATAAATCTTTATAAGTCAAACACTTATCCGACCGGCAAGCGAGATAGTCAAGGAAGATATAAATACTGGTACGATATAATTTCTCCCAGAGTTGATTCGGAAGTAAAAAACATAGATTTTGACACCAAAGACATAACTTTAATGTCCGATGCCGATGAGGACTCTGGGAAACTTTTGACAGCTAATGCGAGATTAAAGGACTTTTTAAGGGAATCGGGAGAAGCCGCCAAGCTGAACGAAGCGGTGGAACGAGGAACGTAATGGGGAAATGTGGTTTGGAAGAAGGTTAAAGGGGGATACAAGGTTTTAGAATTGGACAAGATTATGGTCCTGAATCAAACAGCTGAAACCTTGGAAGATTCCGATGTGATTGAGAAAGAAGTATTCACTTCTATTGATTTAAGGAAGAAACAAGATGTCTGGGACAATGTTGAAAAACTATTAGAAGCGGGCAAAAAGGAACAGGGGAAGACA